CCCATCTTGATACACAAGCTATTCACCTGTGCCGGCGTCATCCGCATTTCAATCACAGGGCCAGAGTAAGGATGGTCAAATTTAGCCGGAGGAATATCAACCATTATCTCATCCGCCTCGCACGAATAGTCCCATAAGCAGCCGCTGTACCAACAGAAAAATTCGCCTGACCAACGAGATATATAGTTGTGGTTGTTGATAATGAGAAACGTGTCGTCGGAATTGGATGCCCAAGCGTAGTAGACAACGCCGTTGAAACCAATGGCAAACCAACCGAAGTGTCCTGACCGCCAAAGGTTGCGCTCGTCGAGGATGAGCCGGAAATAAAGTCCGAAGTCGTGGCTCCGGTCGGCACATAATCGATGACACCATTAATATCCCAATCGCCGGCCGTCAGGCTGATGCTTGTAATATTCGCAGGCGTGGCATTCGTAAGCGAAACGGCGCTTCCAGAAGTCAACACGCCTGAGATAATTTCACCAACATTGCCAGCGGATGCGTTGTCGTTCGTTGCCGTGCCTGGCACCTGACCGGCAGCGGGCAGGATTGCTGCCCATCCGGTCGAGCCGTTAGTGTTGTATTGCGGAGTTCCGTCGCTGCGCAGATAGATCGAGCCTTGCGCGGCAGCAAGTGTGGGGGCACCAGAGCCGAAGAACACACCGAAATTGGAAGTAGACGAAAATCGTAAACCAGTCCCGGCGGTGCCGCCTGCTGGAATGGCTGTGCCACTAAAACCTAAGACCGTTCCTGTTCCCGTCAGATTGGTGAGATTGAGAGAGCCGAGGGCGTTGTTGGCTGTGGTGCCGAGTTGCACAACTCCTGCTGAGACACGTGAAAATCTTGTCCCGTAAGTTCCGTTTTCAGTGTCGCTACTATCCACCCAACCGAAGCTATTAGCTGCTTGCATCATCAGCCCGCCGTTTCCGGCTTTAATTGTTAAGGCTTCTGCCCCGCCCGTCAGGAAGGTGAGCTGATTGCCACTTCCAGATAAAAACCCGTTGGCGCCGCCGACGCCGATACCTGATGTTGTTGATGCAAAAAATCCTGCCGAATAGTTATTGTTGGTTTGCGTGATTGCGGCACTGATATTCGCCGTGCCCGTCACCGCCAGCGCGTTGCTGCCGATGGTTGCGCCGCCGAGTGCGAGGGAAGTTCCTGTCGCAACATTGATATTCGGCGTCGTCAATGAAGGAGAAATTTGTGTAACGAACGTATTGCCAGTGCCGGTCTGCGCCGCAATCGACGTTGCGTTACCGACCGACGTAATTGGCCCAGTCAAGTTAGCATTGGTCGTGACGGTGCCTGCGGTCAGGTTTGCTGCCGTGCCGGAAATGTTGGTGCCCACCAGCGACGATGGCGTGCCACCTGCACCGTTGAAAGTGACGAAAGCACCAGCCGAACCTACGTTGACGCCGAGAGCAGTTGCAACACCAGTACCCGGAGTTACGCCGGCAACCTTGGCAACAGTCGGGTTTGGATAAGTTCCGCTAAGATCACCACCAGCAGCACCCGTAGGACTGCCGCTAAACGTCAGTACAAATGGATCAGACGGCGTACCGGAACCGGACGCCGCTTGAAACCAGGCATTACGTTGACTTTCAAAAACTACTGTCATTTCACAACCATGAAATATCACCAGCCGCTAGAACATACGGATCGGCTTTCGTGCCAGAACCAGATTGAGCTTGGATGAATTGATTGCGCTTGTTTTCAAACTTTGCAGGCCCACCTGTACCCGGCACAATAGGATCAGCCTTCGTGCCCGATCCCGAAACGGCTTGGAACCAAGCATTCCTTTGACTTTGGAAAACTGCTGTCATTTGAAACCCATTTCTCGGAACCGTTGAACAACGATAGCTAACCGAGCTTTCAATTGGTCAATGTTCGTTATGACCGCTGTGTTCACATCAACAATGCAATCATCTGTTCCGACAATCGCAGTCGTCGCCGCGCCAACCGCAGTCATATCAGTTTGAACAGTAGCGAGAACCGTATTAGTTGTGCTGTCCGATGCAGCAATCGCGTCTGCCTTGGAAGTTGCAATGTCAGTATTTGCAGGTGTGACTGTCCCTGCTAACGTCGATTGCAGCGTTGCAATATCGAAATTGGCTGTCCTACCAGTGATATTAAGACGAACTCGTGCCATTGTAACCCTCCGTTACAATGCTGGGAAGTTGGTGCCACCGGGAGCAGAACCAGGATCATGCCAAAGCTTCTCAAATGCTTCCAGCGCAAGGATCACGTCCTTACGGGTCAGCGAAGCACCATCAGCAAGACGCAGCTCGATATCGTCACCGGAAGTCGAAGACGTAGCGCGCGTGATATCGGATGGCGTCAAGCCACTCTTCCCGCGATTGATGCTGTAGAAATGGTTCGTCATCGTCTCTTCCTTTTAGCCCTACGGTCAGAGAAGACTTCCAGCAGGAGGGCAAACCAGTCGCCCTCTCTGCCGTAGGTGCCTCGTTAAGCCGTGTAACTCACACGACCATAGAGATTGTAGCCGGCACTCGGCTGCGTATTGTAGACGGTCTTGGTATCCACGATCAGATCGAAGTAACCAAGGCCATCAAGAACATTACCACTTCCATCAACGAAGTTGAAAATCTCCGTAAGCGGGGTCTGAGTGATGTAAAGCGGCGCACCATAAGTCGTACCGACACCACCGAACGTAATCTCTTCGCCAAACACCGGGCCGTCGCCAATCTTGGCACCGAAAGCGCCAGTCGTAGTATTGGCCGTAATCGTGCCGAAAATCCAATTCGCGGAAGTACCACCGATTGCCACAGCCGTACCAGCCGTAGTCGAGCCGCCGTTCGCAGTAACACCAACAGTCGTCGGTTGAAGGTTCTGGTAGTTCGCAGGAGTGCCGTCAATCGTACTATCGGAGAAAATCACTCCGACTTCAAACACAAGTGCTGAAGACGCGCCACCACCATCAACCGTACCTGAAGCAAGATCGACAAACAACTCAACCTTCTTGACGCGAGCATCAGCCGGAAACCGGCAGAGCCGCCAGAAGTTATGCTGTGTACCAGCGCCAGTACGAGCAATTGCGACCTGATCTTCAACCGTCTTCAGTCGAGAAGGAGCACCTTCACCATCTGTCAACGCCAAGAAAGGTGTAGTGTCGTAAAGCGCGACATTCGTACCAGCAGCCTGTTGCGTATAAGCCATGTTCGTTTCTCCAGCTTACGGCGTGATATCTGCGGCCGAAGTATCGGAGCAGAGGATGGAAATGACCTTGCCGGGCTGCAAGCGCGAAGCACCGAACGAAGTCTTAGTGTAGAGATCGTAGGGCTCGCTCGACAGATCGTTTCGGATCGAGACACGGTTCACCATGTCCTGCCACATACCGAGGTACATGCCCGACTTCACGAAGACCGGAATGTTGCGGACGTTGGCCGCAGTCGAAAGGCGTTCGGACATGACAATATCGAAGCCAAGGAAGCCCTTGACCATGCCACGATCAAATACCGGCTGCTCGCGGAACTCGGTGGAAACCACCTGAACCTGGTTGAGCAGATCAGAATGCTGTTGCGAACCGATCACCATCGTCGGGCGCTCAACTTCCAGATCATTGTGGTAGTGCTCGAAAATACGCTTCGCTTCGATGATTTTTGCCACCGTCAAACCAGAAGCAGCCGAAGAACCGAACGTCGAAGCAATCTGGAAATTGGTCGTGCTGAAAGTCTCGTTCGAAAGACCACCAGCGTCAGCACCAACCTGAGCAGTGCCGAAGAAAGCCGCAATAATCGCATCGTCCCAGCCACGACCGACCGCCATACTGGCGTTCTCGACATACATGGACTTCGGATCGACAATCGTGCGAAGCTCATCGAAGCTATCAATGAGCTGGTCAATTTCACCGTCCTGCGGGAACACCCAGCGCCGAGTGAAGTCGGCATCAGTGCGGTTCTTCGGAGCGAAGCGACCGGCCGGCGCCTTCATCTGGATCGCACCAATCTGATTGATCGGGGAAGCCTGTTTGCCGACATGGACACCCTCGCGGATGCGGCCACGCAGCTTCGAACCCATCTGCTGAAGCTTCAGCTCGATGTTCGTGGAGAATTGGGTCGTAAACAGTTTCGAAAGGTTTTCGCTCATGGCGCAAATCCTGGGTTACGGGCATCAGGGGCAGGCCGTATCCAGGAACGGGGGCCGAGCAATATCCGAATACTAGCGCAATTTAATTACTCCTGTCAAGCGTTCGCGCAATAAAATTACGTCATGTTGAAAATAGACAATTTCTGCCTATTTCCCAACATGATACTAGACGCGATCTTGAGTTTCATCCCCAACGATAATCATCATCAGATCACCCATCTGCTTCTTTTCAGCAGCACCACCTTCATTGTAGCGAGCCACCCAAGCCTTGTCGGCCTTCAGGTCTTTCAGCGTAGCTTCCGCTTGACCCTTCGAAAGCAAGCCCTTGTTCACGCCGTTGTCGTTGCGGATAAACTTGTCTTCACCAATCTTCGTACCAACATTCAGGAACAACTCCATCGTGCGGGCATAACCGATCGTAGTCTCCAGCGCGTCAATCTCAGCCTGAGTGGCACCAAGCGCCTTTGCAGCGTTCGCCGCAATGACCTTGTTCATCGCTTCGTTCGCACCCCAATTCTTACTGAGCGTGGCTTTCTCGACCGTAAGCGCAGCCGTCTTTGCGGCCAGGGTGGTAGTTTCCGTATCGACCTGATACTTGGCTACGGACGCTGCCAGTTCCGCCGCCATTGACTTCGGAAGGTTGATGCGAGCGGCCGTCTCACGCAGGATGCTATCGAGCGCGGTGTTCGTGGTCTTGCCGTCCTTGTCCTTCAAGGCCGGGAAGTCGTAGTCCTTCGCGTCGGACGGCGCCCCGAGCCGCTGCCACACGGCCTTCATGCCGTTGGTATCTTTCTCCATGTCGGCCGGCAGACGGAGCATCTGGCTCGCCGGAGCCCCAATCAGCTTCTCAGCCTCGCGGTGCGCCTTCGTCGCCTCGATCGCTATCGTCACCGGGTCCTTGGCATCCCAGGATTTGTTCTGCCAATGTCCGACCATTTCAGCATCGGCCTTGCCATCGTACCAAGGCTTCGCAGCGGCAGCCGCAGCAGCGGCAGCAGCGGCGGCAGCAACCGCAGCGGCGTCTTCTCCAGCCATCAGTCTTCTCCATTATTTGTCAACCCTGAATTTACTAAGAGCTTTGTCTATTTCCCTGATCCGATCAATTTCATTGTCTCGGTCAGTAGCGATACCAACTATATGCCCAATCGTCTCGTTAATCCAGTGGTCCAAAGCATCACGCGATTTAACTGCCCGTTCGCGCTGTGTCTCAAGAATTGCTTTAGAACGGTACTGAACCTTAGCCCTAACCTCCTTAGCAATATCCGACTTCAAAACTTTTTCTTTCCACTCGGATGCTGTAAACAATTTAGTTGCCCTCTTTGCCATCATTCTTCTCCTGGGTTGAACTGTTTCCCGGTAAACAGGAGGTACAGTTGTTGAGTGTTCAAGTTCAGATGCTGCTGTATCCGCAGCCAAACCTCGCGCCGGCCTTCTCGCATGTGGGTCAAAGTTTCGTCCACTTTCCCGTTCTTGTCGAGCATTACACACGTTTCGCCAGCGTGGCAGAACCGTGCCAGATCAATCAGCAGTTCCTGCATTGCCGGCTGACTACAGGCAAGCTGGTAGTTCACCTTCCGGCGTTTCAAGAAGTCGAATAGCCGCCCTGCATCCTCCGATAGTGTCATTGCCCTGCTTGCTGTCCTTGCTGCGGGACTTCACCTGGCATCTTCTGAGCCTTGAGCATAGCCGCCTGGTTCGGCAGTGCCTTGATCGCTTGATCCTTGGCGAGCGCGTCAGCACGCTGCTTCGCCTTCGCAGCCATGCCCTTGTCATCGTCCATCCAGCTATCCGGCACAGCGTTCTGATACGCAATCGCCGGAATTGCCGTCTTGAACTTGAACGGGTCGAGCAAGGATACATCGCCGGAAACAGCGACTAATTCCTTCACACTCTCGACCGTGCGCATGAAGCCGGCGCTCTTGTTCGCCTGCGCCATCCGGGAAAGTGGATTGTCATAGATGATGTGCCAGTGAGGCTGCGCTTCCTGAAGTGCCGGAGGCATCGGCGGAAGCTTGCGCTGGTACATCAGAATATCCAGCTCACGGATCGTCATGTTGCCGATATATTCGCCCTGCTGCCGCCCCATCGTCGGCGCCAGCAGAATGCCCTTCTCATTGGCACGCTCGATCACTTCCGTCGCGCTCATCTGCGGGGTCTTGACGAGAATTTGGAACAGGGTCACGAGCGCGCTATCGTTCACCAGCGTCCGCTCTTCCTGCATCATTTCCTGCGTAACCTGAATTTCACCAGTCGGCAAAATCTTGACAAGCTCCTGCCCCTGTGAGTTCACGCCACCAGGGTTGAGGGCGCCGGGACGCAAGGAGAACCCTGTAATTCCATCATCGGCCGTCAGCAACACAGGATCGGCCGCACGATGCCCTTGCTTCAGGAACATCTTCTTCTCGGCATTCAAGGTCTTCAGGGCCGGCAGAACCGCCATCGCCCAGCCGCGACCGTAGACT